ACCACCACCGCCAAGACTGCTTAATAACCCTGTACCGCCTGCTGCTGCGGCTGCTGGAGCTGCAAGACCTGACGATGTGCCTACTAATGCGCTACCTGATGCTGGTGCAAGCCCTGCAGAAGCATCAATAGCACTTGCTGCTGGCGTTGCTAAAGAGCCTACTGTGCCACCGCTAGTTAAGCCTGTTGCGCCTGCGCCTGATGTCAATCCTGTGCCACCAGCTACGCCTGTATCAGCAGTAATTGGCAATCCTGCTGCATCTACTGCAACACCGCCTGTTGCTGCGCTACCTGCTGCTGCGCCTGTTAAACCAGCATCTGCTGATGAGGTTGTTCCTAAATCTAAAGCTGCAGGGTCGCTAGATATTTGTGTAGCTACTGTTGCAGGATTTAAGCCTGCTGATGTAATTGTGGCATCTGACAAAGTGCCTGAATCTGCTGCTGCTAAAAGGGTGGGGTCGGTAATGCCTGCTGCTAAAAGGGCTGCGCCACCAATGGTTGCCCAACCGCCAGGAATACCATTGTTTACCGCAGAATCAAGGCTTGCAAGACCACCTAATAAACCTCCACCGCTTCCATCTGTTCCTAAAGCACTAGAAATAGGGTCTGTAATAGCTGAAATAATGCCGCCACCGCCACCAAAAGGAGTTCTTTTTAAATCCCAAGTCCAACCGGAATGCTTGCTTTTTAACATATATCGTTCTCCACAAGAATGTATCGTTCTTTAAACCCTACTCTTCGCCATAATCTAGCAATAGATTCTCGAACTCCACCTTGTATTTTGGTTGCTCCAAATTGCTTCAAAATCTCCACCAACTGCTTATAGGTGTCTTTATTAAAGATATTTTTACCGCCTATTGCCGTTACAAAGCCAATTCTGTCATTTGGCATATTAATAAACGACACAGTTAAAGCACCTTTAATAAAATCACCTTCAAAAATACCTATTAGCAACCATTGATTACTAACTACTGCCAACCTTACCTGATCTAATGTGTAATCACCATCTGCATATAGAAGCGCATCTTCAATAAATGGAGCAACTTTTGACCATTTTTGCGCAACTTCGTCAGGCATTATTCGCTTGAGTATCATTACTAAACATTATAATAGGGAACTTTGTATTTTTTACCATTTATAGTGACATTCATAAATCCCACAGGATTTGATGGCAAAGTTGCCGAGCCTGCCGTAGCAGAAGTGGCAGAAGTAAAGTTCAGCAAATTTAAAAAGAATTGTTGCCAAGCACGAGTCGGTCTTTTAGTAGTTCCATCCAAAAACTCGCTTTGTGGATAAGGGTTGTTTTGCGAGGTAGACCATAATCCGTTTGACATTAGTTCTCTCCTACAGAGGCTTTTAGGTTTGCAGACACAATAACCGCTTTCACAGGGTCAGTAATCACCACTTCATATACTCGGTCACGAGCTGTACCTAATCTTCGCCAAATAGCACGATTCTTGTATTTACCCTGTTGACCTATTGGAATCCAATATTCCCTGCTCCAAGTAGAGCCACCATCATTAGACCAACGCAACATAGCCATAGGGTTGGTATATGTAGTGGTTTGGTCTACATTAGTTGCGCTTCCAATAACAATCGTTGCTAATGGTGGAATAGCGACTGTTTGTGTAGCTCCAATGATATAAGGGTCGCTTACATAAATATTAGTGTTGGTAAAAGTACCGCCTATGCCTACACCTGGCTGAAATTGAAGTTGCAATTCATTAAAAAACTCTCTTTGCAAATCTTCAACTAAATGAGGGCATCTACGTAATCTGCGGATTTCATCGCCATCATCAGTATAGTTATTAGGGTCTAGCTCGTAAATCTTGCCATTTTGCCAATCACCTACCAAAACCATGCCTTGAAACAAAGCTAGGCAGTTGCCACGATGACGATGGTAAACGTTATTAGAATCAACCCAAAGCCATTTATGCCACATACCGCTAGTATTGTCATAGGCCCAAGTTAAATCTAGTGTAGGGAACGATACAACGTAAACTTCATGGCCTTCTAACTGATAAGTCCAAGCTACTGCATCGCCTACATATTGATTAACCAAAGTATTCTCTACGGCATGGGTAGAGATACGAGTAGGGGTATACCCTTGCATCATCATAATTTGGGCTTGACCACGAATATTACGGCTGACATACGCAAAAGAATTACCAACACGAGCTACTGAGAATTTAGCTACGATGCCATGTTGAGTAGAAGTGCCAGGAATCCTTTGAAATGGAAACGGAAATGTTCCTACGTCAGTCCATACTTCGCTTGAGTTTTCGCCTAATAGATATATTTCACGATGGTCTACGATTAAAGATACAAGATTATCTGGTGAGCCATCTTTAGAAGCAAAGCTTAAAGGCTGAGTAATAGGGCTTAGGGCATCAGAAGCAGCAAATAATTGCGTATTTGGGTCGTTATAAACAAAGTAGTTATCTACAGTATCTACAACATCAGCTCCGGTAAAAGCACCATCTGTATTAGGAATAACAGTAAAGTTCAAGGCATACATTTGCTCAGAGCTAATCGTATATGCCTTGTTAATATAGTATTGAGAGCCAGCAGTCACAATTTGGGTAATGATTGTGCCATCAGAAACGCTAGTTCCGACAATAGTTTGACCTAAATATAGCGTTACAGAAGGACTTACTGTTAGTTGATGATAAGTAATACCGCTTACCACTACATCAGCGATTGCGCCTTGAAATGGAATGGTTGCAGAAGCATACATCTGCGTAGAAGGTACAGCTTGGCTTTTATTTAATGTCCAAGTAGTTCCTGAACCTGACAAAATAACAGTTTCATTGCTTAAACCAATACCATATAAGGCTTGACCAATAGCCAATGTACCTGAATAAGTACGACTTACAGTTAATGTAGTTCCTGAAATAGATGCTTGAATGGTCGCTGATGGAGGATTATTAATGCGCCATGTATAGCGATAAGCCCCATCGACAATATAGACGTTTACTCCGTTATCGGTAATGCCGACATGACCTGTGCTGGTATTTAACTGCCCAATAATTGTAGGAGTTAGATTAGAGGATAAAACATAGACATAAGGGCCACAGACCGCTACTAATTGGTTGCCACCGCTAACAGTACGCATTCCACGCACTTCTTGGGTATTAGGCAATACGACTTGAGTAGTTAGTCCTGGGGTTGGATAAAGGGCAACAATACCCCTTTGACCTGGCAGCTTTAAAGGGTCAATCTCAGGTCGAAAATTAATGCACTCTTGTCCGTCTTGGTAGATACTTGGTGCTTCATAAGAAGGGCCTACAAAGCCAAAATCCATAAATTACTCGCTTTCCTTGTATGAATCACCACGCAACAAGGTTTTCATGCTTGCACGACTTAAATTAAATTTTTCCATTAATTGTGGAATAGTCATACTAGTTTTCCTAAGCAAACGAGCTTCTCTAGCTTGTTCCATTGTAAGTTTGCAACGAGGGCCTTTGCCACCACTAAAGTCTGGGCTACGACCTTTTTCAGCTTTATCTGCCATATTATCAGCATGATTGCCAACCCATAAATGCTTTGGATTGCAACAAGAAGGATTATCGCAAGTATGTAAAAGAAAGCCTGTTTCATTTTGTGAAGTTGGAGCATTAAGACTAATTGTGTTTGGATAAACAAGCGAATAGATGACTCTATGGGCATAGTAGCCTTTGTCATTAATCCAAGTCCTTCCATATCCATCATGATTCCTAAAGCCTTTCCATTCCCAACATTCATCTTCACCACGCTTATCAACTTTGCTCCAAAGAACTTCAGGAGTGTTTGCTGGTCTGCCTGGCTCTCCTACTTCTCTACCAATTTTTCTTGCATAAGCTTCGTTGTCTTTAAATCTTTTTATTGCTTTGTTTACTTCTAATTTTTCTGCTTTTAATTCTGCTAGTGTTTTCATGATAAGACTCCTTTGTAAGAATCTTTATTATATCACACTAGCGGACAAACCCTCTACCTGAAGAAACCCCCACTCAGTATCCAACCTGCGTCCTTCGCCCTACCTACCAACATAGAATCAGGATAACCTGCAGCAGCTATTGGCATCATGTTATTGCGTTTAATAGTTGATTTAGCTTGTGCAGCGTAAGCTGAAATCATGCTGATTTGCGTTTGTGAAGCCTTGCCATACATAGGCATTAGTCGTTCAGCTAAGTTCCATCTAAGAGCCATTGAATAGCCTTGTGGCAGCACTATGTTGTCATTAAGACTTGTATAGTTGCTAAAGATAGTAGATGAGAACATATGCATCTCACCTTGACTAGGATTTGGCCATACAAATAGGTTACCTGAAATAGCATTAGGGTTGTAATAAAGAGCTTTAGGCCAAGGGCCATTCAAAGTCTTTAATCCAATTTGGTTGTAGTTTTCTAATGCTAAAACCGCTACTTGATAATCTAAACCACCATTAGGAACAGCTTGACCATTAGACTGAGTGTTTACCCTTACATACGCTTGGTCAATAAATAATGGCTTTTGGTAGTAAGCAGTTAGGGTTTCAGAACTAATAGCGTTGGTGTAGTTAATATTTAGCTGGTAAGTTCCAGTTTCATTAACCTGACCGCCAGCACCAGTTAAAAACTGCACAATTTGAGTGCCAGCTATGATGCCTGTACCACTTAAAGTTTGCCCTTGAGCAATAGCACCGCTAGTTAAGCTAGTAACAGTTAGAATATTGCCTGAAATAGAGCCTGTAAAGACTGCACCGATAAAGTTTGCAGTAGAAGGGTTAGGGCCAATCGTATATTGAACTTGTCCTGGAATCAAAGGAAAAATGATTTCAGTAGTGTTATATACCATCATGTCCTCGTTAGACCATTGGTCTATGAGGTCATTAAGCATATCAAAGGCATCGGCAGCAGCATCAGGTGTCGGAGTCTCACCTGCTTCTAATGCGCCAATATCTTTTAGTGCTCTTGAAATAATGTCAATTGGCTGTGTCATTTTATTGTCCTGGTGTAAATACTTGAGGTTGCCAAGGAGGAGTTACTGTATCTTCTAATGCTTCTAATTGTTCTTGTAATCTAGCGGTAATATGGCATTGACCATCTTTTACTGCCTCGCTTTCTATCCAACTAGATACCATTTCTTCGGTAACTTGGTCAAAAGGCACTTTTTCAGTTGGGCAATCAAAATACCAATTACCTTCAGTTTCTACTGATTTATCGTCTTGTGTAGCTGTAACATGATAACGAGCATGAGTAATCACTCCATCTTTAGCAGAAACTTCTAGGATTTTCCAAGTAAACATTATTTAGCGATTGCTGTGGTAAAAGGACTTAAATCATGTTCGCCATAAAACTCTGCACCTTTAGCAATTTGAATTTCAAGGTGTTCTTTATTACGCTTAACTGTATCTGCCCAATCTTCATCAGACATATCTTCAGGTTTACCAGCATTGATAAGGTTTACAGAATCCATTGCGGCATCGTAACTGCGCTGTACTTCTTGTTCAGGTGTTAGTTCTAACATTATTTATTTTCCAATGCGGTTATTTTTGCGTTGAGTTCTTGGATTGCTTTGACTAGCAATGGAACTGCATATTCAAAATCAACTTGCCATAGTGATTGATGTTCTTCACAATGTTCACCAAATTTGCATTTTGGGCAATCTTTATCAGGTGCATTTACAAGCCAAGGGGTTGAATCAACTATTTGTTGTGCAGTAACACCAACCCATGTGCCACGAGTATTTCTATTTACAGGTGCAGTATCGCTTGGGTCATTCCAAGTGTGGTCAATAATTTGCCATTGATTTAAAAGTTCAAGGCCATTTCTTTCTGTTGGTTTAATGTTATCTTTAATTCTAATATCTGAAACTGCAGTAATAGCTTTATTTCCGATATACATTGTTGTACTACCAGAAC